GCATACCTACGAGGAGAGTGGGGGAATATCGGAGACATCGTAGAAGCAAATGGTTTCAGTGGTGAAGTGGTTCGTCGAGGAACTAATTATCTTTCATTCGTTGATAAAGAAGACGGTAAGTTTCACAAAGCATTTTTACACCAAATTGATGAACGTGCCTGGTATAGTGCTTTAGGTGGTAAAATTCAGAAAAAAGTTGCACCTAGAGAATTCGAAAAAATGGCAAAGCAATACGTTGCCCTAGCAAAGAAACCTGAGTATAAGGGGAAACCTAATCTTGCTGCAGCTCAAATTGCATTACAGTATAGAGATGTAAATCCTCGTACTCTTATCTCATACATCAACGATCTTGTTATGCAGGGTAAGTTGCCAAAGGAACTTCGTGCAAATTATATGCCCACGTTCAAGGAAGCAACCTCTGTAAAACAGGACAGCCAGATTAAAGACCGGCCCGGAACGCAACCCAAAAAATATTATGCAAAGGATGCCGAAGGTGATGAAATGTCCAAGTCTACTAAGCAGGCAAGGGCAAGACATTTTGAGAAGGGTGCAGATAAGGACGATAATGATCCTAGTGCATACAAACCTGCACCTGGCGACAAGAGTGCAAAGACTAAACTATCAAAACACACTAAGAAAGTTCGTCAGATGTATCCAGACCTCTATGATGAGGCCCGCGATTATAAGAAAGAGTATGCCAATTACCACTCAAAACCAGAACAGATTGAGAGACGTTCATCACGCAACAAGGCTCGTCGCATCATGGGTGATAAGGCAGTCAAGGGTAAGGACATTGGACACAAGGATAACAATCCTCTAAACAATGATCCAAAGAACCTTCGCAATGAAGACCCATCAACCAATCGCAGAGAACCAAGACTGCGTGAAGGTGCAGCAGATAGTTCTCTTGCAAAGAAGGCAGATAAGTCTGGTATCTCAGTGAGTATTCTCAAACAAGTTTACAATCGTGGTGTTGCTGCATGGCGCACAGGACACAGACCAGGCACAACTCCAGAGCAGTGGGGACATGCTCGTGTAAACTCATTCATATCAAAATCCTCTGGAACTTGGGGTGGTGCAGACAAAGACCTTGCTGCAAAGGCAAAGGGTAAGAGTGAGTCTGTTGACCTTGGTGAGAGTTGGAAACCAAGTACAATGAGTGGTTACTCTGCACTAGATGAGGGTCTATGGGACAACATTCGCAAGAAGCGTGAAAGAATTAAGAGTGGTTCTGGTGAGAGAATGAGAAAGAAGGGTGAGAAGGGCGCACCCACACCAGACCAGATTCAGAAAGCACAGGAAGAGGCATGTTGTGAGGACTGCGAGACAGAATCCATTCTTATTGAAAACAACCAGTATCGTGTAGGTTCTGAAGCATACTTTGAGTATTTCAATGACATGCGAAAGATGTATAATGAAGGTCGTCTAGAAGTTACGGGTTTTGACAAGGAACTCATGGAAGGTGATCTTGGTGAGTTCGCAACCTATGAAGAACAGGTTGTTCCTCTAGAGTGTCCTATGGTGGAATCAGAGTATCAGGGTAAAGATGTAGAACTCAATAAACCAAAGGCTGGTGGTCCAAAGAAATACTATGTGTATGTTCGTGACCCATCAACAGGTAACGTAAAGAAGGTTACATGGGGTGACACAACAGGTCTAAAGGTGAAACTGGATGACAAGGAAGCAAGGAAGTCTTTTGCTGCTCGTCACAAGTGTGATCAACAGAAGGATAAGACTAAGGCTGGATATTGGGCATGTAATCTACCAAGATATGCATCTCAACTTGGACTTTCTGGTGGAGGAAACTTCTATTGGTAAATCCTTATGATGATAAATATATAGATGGAAAAATAATTCGTTCTTTTAGTCGATTTGTTGAAAATACAGAGTTAATTTGGCATAGAGACAAGAAGAACAGAGAAGTAAAAGTTTTATACGGAGAAGGTTGGCAATTTCAGTATGACAACGAACTACCAAGACCTCTGAGTGTCGGAGATAGTTTGTACATTGCAAAGGAAACATTTCATAGACTACTAAGGGGGGATACCACTTTAGTATTGGAGATAAAAGAAAATGACTAGTTACAGACAATCAATGAAAGACACGCTAGAACTCATGAATCTAATGCGTGAGGCATCTCTTTTAGAAAGAGACTTAACTCCTGACGAAGAGAAGCGTAGGGAAGAGATTGCAAAAGACCTTCCTGACGATGACTTCAAGAAGCGTTATGGTGATAAGTGGATGCAAGTCAAGATGGCCACTGCAACCAACATGGTGAAGAAAGAATCATTTGACCTTGATGAGGTAGGTGGTTCTGCGTTTGGTGGAACGATTGATAAAATTCAAAAGGTTGTTGATGACAAACAAGCAATGAAGATTGATGGTGTAATGGTTGATACATTTACCGCATCATTAATTATGAATATCTTTAATAAGGTAAACAAGCAAAATCAAGACAAGATGAGGAAAATGAAAGTCACTCAACTTGCTAATGCAGCATATAAATTGGCAGGAGTGAAAGAAGAAGTTGAACTTGATGAAGATGCTTCAAATTTCAAATCTGCTGTTGCTCGTATTAAGAAAGCAAAAAGTGCTAAAGATTTAAAGAAACTTGAAAAATCTTTTGAACGTGTATATAAACAAACTGATGCACTTACGGATAAAGAGTTTGGGCAACTTGATGATATGATTTCCGACAAATTAGTAAAATTTGGTGAAGAAGTTGAACTTGATGAAGGTAAGATGCAAGATATGTGGCAGAAGAAGAATGCCAAGTCACTTTCAGTTGGTCCCTTTGAACTTCTTCGTGGTAAGAGTGGTGTTCATACCATTAAACAGAGTGGTAAGGTAATCGGTGACTTCTCATATGACGATGAGGCAGATAACTTTGTTGCAAACATGAAGGGTATGAAAGGTCAATGGACGGGTAACGATATCGACTCTCTTTTCACTCATCTTCAGAAGGTTCACAAGGAAGAAGTTGAGATTGAAGAAGCATCTGCCGCTGCTGATGCTCGCCGTGCAATGCGCCGTGACCCAGATATGAAACAGAAATTCTCAAAAGATGTATCTGCAACTGACGATGACAAGAAGGCTGCATCAAAGAATATCATGGTGCAGATGAGAAAAGCACAGTCTCTAAATGGTAAGTTTGATGTTGAGTTCCAAGATGGAAAGAAGGTCAAAATTCCTGCAAAGATGGCAATCGCAGTTCAGCAGAAATACAACTCAATGCGTAAACCCGCAGACAAAGAGAAGTTTCAGGCAAAGATTGGCAAGTCTTATCGTGATATGTTAAACGCACTTAAAGAAGCAGTGTCTCCTGCACAACAGGCAGCCATTGCAATCTCTAAGAAAGAACGTGGAGAGAAACCCAAAAAAGAATCTATCCTAGACAGGATTGATAGAAAAATCAAGGAGAATAAAAATGGGTAAGAAGTATTTTGATACAAAGGAAGGAACCCTTGAGTCTTCTGTCCTCAATGTCTGGGCAGAGGCTGCAAAGAAAAGTGAGTCAATGGATAAGGTAAATCCAAAGGCACTCAAGAAGGACTTTGATGACCGCAAGGACAAGGACATCGACAATGATGGTGATGTGGATGATTCTGATGAGTATCTACACAATCGTCGTAAGACAGTCTCAAAGGCAGTTAAGAAGGAAGAAGTTGAACTTGATGAAGTATTTAATGGAACTAAAAAAGATATTCGTAAGATTGCAAGAGCAACAGATAATGCTTTAAAGAAAAGATCAGCACAAATTCAAAAAATGTTGAAATCTAAAACTAATGAAAAAGGTAGAGGACTAACAGATTTTGAGTTTGACCATATTAGTGATGAAGGTGATGCGATTGCCGCAGAATTAGTATATCGTAAGAAGGGTGGTAAAGGCCCTATCAGTGATGATATTCCACCCCATCTCAAGAAATTTGTTAATGAAGAAGTTGAAGAGTCCTATGAGATTGGTACAAATGAGTATCGTGATCATGCACTAGATACAACTCCTGGCCAGTCTCTAACATGGGGTTCTGCAAATGCATATAAGCAGGCAGCCATGAAGGAAGCACTTGCAAAAGTTTGGGGTTTAGACGAAAAGGTACTTGACAAATCTGAGGAAGATGATAAAATAGCACCAGTAAAAGGCAAGAAGTCCATGACAGGTGGAAAGGTTGCTGATGTTGATGTTGACCCTGAGATGAAGAAAGAAGATAAGTGAAGACACTACTTGAAGTAAGGCAGATTTCAGAAGCAGAGTTGCCTACTATCTTTTGTGATATGGATCAAGTTCTTGTTGACTTTATCGGTGGTGCAGAGGACGCAATTGGTGAACCCTTTGCAACTGCCGATAAAGATCAACGTTGGAATAAGATTGCAAACACAAAAGGTTTTTGGGCAAATCTTTCATGGTTATCTGGTGGTAAACGTTTGTGGGATTTTATCAGTAAGTATGATACTGAAATCCTATCTGCATATTCTAACCGTGATGGAACTTCACGGAATGGAAAACTGAAATGGTTATCCAAGAATACGAAGATTAAACGTGGTAAGATTAACCTTGTTATGCGTTCTGATAAACAGAAGTATGCGACAACGAATGGTAAACCAAATGTATTGATTGATGATTATATCAAGAATATTAACGAGTGGGAAGCCAAAGGTGGAATCGGTATCCACCACACTAATGTGAGTAAAACCATTTCAGAACTTAAACGTCTGGGGTTTAAATAGTATAAATAGACAAACAAACTCTATAGAGTAAGGAGAAAGACAATGGGTTTATGGGGAGCTTCGGACGCAGATGAGTCCAAACCAAAAAATCTAACTACAGCAGAGAAGAAAGAAGTATTTGCGACCACAGCAGGTTGGGTTCGTGAAGCAGGAAATGCCTCGTCTGGTAACGATAATGCAAACGCAGACCCAGAGGTTCTAGTTGCAATCGGTGGACTCACTACCTCACTTGGTGCTGCTACAATTGACAGTGTTGACCTCAATACTACTGTTGCTGATAAGTCTGATGGATTTACACTCAGTGTTACGGTTCGATACAATGAGGCAGTTGATGTTGTCACAACAGGTGGTACACCAACAATTGCTGTTACCAATGGTAACGAAGGTACAGGTACAGGTCGTGGACCACACACCCTATCTTATGTTTCTGGTACTGGAACAAACGAACTTCTGTTCACACTTGCAATTGCTGCTGCTAATGCCGCAACAAACGAAGATGACGTTCTTTCAGTTGGAGCACAGAGTGTTGCACTAAACAGTGGTACAATTAAGGATGCTGGTACAGCAACAAATGCTGAACTTGTCATTACTTCTGCACAGGGTACTGCTGCCGGAACCGTTACTGTTACTGCATAATAGTTAACTAAACTTTATAATGGAGATATTATGATTGACGAAGAGATGATTAAGAATCGCATGGAAGTTCTAGTAGAGGATGTAAAGTCTGTACGAGAACGGATTGCAAATGCTGAGAAGCAGATTATGGATGATAAGGCAACGTTAAACGCACTGTTGGGAGCATACCAACAGTGCGAGGCGTTCCTCAAAGAAATTAATGATGAAATAAGTGATGAGGAATGATGCGTTCATGTCCTCAGTAACATTCCCACGATAGTGTGGGTTTATATAAGGAGAAGCCAAAATGGCAGACAAGAAGATTACAGCACTAACAGACCTTTCTACAGGTATTGCTACCGCTGACCTTTTCCACGTTGTTGATGACCCAAGTGGTACACCAATCAACAAGAAGGTTTCTGTTGCAAACGTATTTAACTACATCCCCGTTCCCCTTGCAACAAATACCGCAGAGACAGTAACCGCCGATGGTGCTCTTGACATCACAAAGGGTATTCATATCCTAAACGGTGCAAGTGCTACTGTTCAGACAACTCTTGCTGATGCAACAATCGTTGGTCAGATTCACATGATCGTTGCAAAGGATGTGTCAAACACAGTTGACGTTGACCTCACAACAACAATTGGTTCAACAGCAACAATCACCTTCAACGCAGTTGGTGAATCTGTCACACTACAGTGGACAGGTACAGACGGTTGGGCAGTGATTGGTCACGGTACAGGCGCTACAGGCGACCTCGGTACTGGTCCAGTTATTTCCTAATATTAATTTGGTGTGGGGGGTTCGTCCCCCCACCCATACTTGGAGATTTAAATGGCCAGAGATGATGGTAAAAGATACGGTGCTGGTGGTGCTCTTATTGAGACAGTTACTCCACAGGTAGAAGAGAAACCTGCACCCAAAAAATCAAAGAAGAAGGTTCAAGTTCTAGAAGAGAGAGTATTTGATACTCTACCTTCAGACGTAGAACCCAAGGATGACTAAAATGAAAAGATTTAAGAAAGTCGTAAAAGAAGGTCATGGTAGATTATCTGGTGGTCCAACTGCCGATGCTGCAACTAACCTAAACATGCAAGACTATTCAAATCCCGCAGTTATTCGCGCACTAAATTCTTTTGTGGGAACAATCTGTGATAAGCATATTTTCCCAGAACAAGCAATTGGAGTTCTAAGAAATAGTCTTAGTAAAATCCAACTCACCTTTGGTGAGGTGCCAGTAATGGAAGGTGAAAGTGGTTCTTTTGAGTTACCTTTGAGTGTCGGTGCGGGTCGATTTGGTAAGAGTACAGATACACCCTTTGATGAGTTTGAGGAAGACGATGGTATTTCTCATGTCAAAGAAGGTGGTCTTACGCTAGTTATTGGTTACGAAATGGCTGAAGGAAATTCATATAAGTTAACTGCTTCAGTTAAATAAGGATGTATGAGAAGATAACCCAAGACAATTTCATGATGTATGCAATAAGACATTATGAAAATCCTCAGTGTGAAGGTGAAAAAGAGTTTCATGATGATATGAAGAGGTTTAAGTATATTAAACGTCTTCTTAAAAAGTATAAGACTACGAGTGTATTGAAGGAGAGGTTACTTCTCAACCACATTATTATATTGAGAAACCTATTTGGTAATGACGCATGTGTGACATTACTGCTCTTTAAAACTCAAAAGGAATACCTTAACACATTAAAGTCTTTCCTAGTATTTCTAAATATGATTAGAGAGGATGAGTTGAAGAGTATCGAAACTGATCCACATGTATTAGAAATATTAAGGAAACGAGTTTAATGGGCAGAGCGATAGACTTATTTGTAACATACAGATTCATAAAACTACTTGTCACTCCCTTTGACAAGACAGAGGCGTACAAACTCGGCATCATTGATGC